GAGATCATGCCTAGTCTCGTGGGCTCGGAGATGTGTATAAGAGACAGATTAAGAGGAGTGCAGACTTCTCGCATACCTTTTTGTGACCGCTCATAGTGCCAGCTGTGAGCGGTCTTTTTTTATTTGTTCTATTTAATCGGCAGATCGTGGCTGTCGGTGTATGGGGCTCACTGCAGAGCCTTACTTACTTCTTTTACAAGACCGAGGATTTGAACACGGGTGACGTCGTTATTTTTGAACACTCGTGGGGGATAGTAGGGGTTGACTGAATGCAACTCAACGGTGTTATCGTTGTAAAGGACCTTTTTAACAACAGCCTCTTCATCGTCAACGAGGACTGCGGCAATCTGACCGCTGTCAACGGAAGTTTGCTTTTTAATAAGAATTTTACTGCCGTCATCAATCAGAGGGCTCATAGAATCACCGTGAACATTTATCCATATATATTTATCCTGTTCTGAGGGGCAGGTGATGTATGTAGGCATATAGTCAACAGGCACATCCTGAGCTATCACTCCGAACCCTGCCGAAATGCTGTCATATACCGGTCGCATAAATACATTTGTTTGCGGAAGTGGGGTTGCTTGTTCCGGTGTTTTATCGTCCCAACCCATAATATATGCAGGAGTAGTTCCTAAAGCTTTACAAAGCGGTTCTAATACGCTTGTTGGTAACTTTTCAATCTCGCTGCTTTCATATCTGTATATTGTAGCTCTGTTCTTTCCTATCAGCTCGGCAAGTTTATCAACAGTTATATTTTTTTCTTCTCGCAATTTTTTAATGCGTTCGCCGATTGTCATAAGTAACACCTTTTTTCAATATATTGTTATTGACATAATGCAAAATAAGTTGTATTATAATGGTAGTAAGGGAACGGCTTTAGCTGTTCCGCTATTCAAAAACTAATTATTTTTTATAACCGTCTTGTATTGCAGTACAGGGCGGTTATTTCTTTATGGTGAACACAATAAAAAATGTGAAAATTACTATCACAGCTATGTATTCCACGCAATCACCCCCTTTCTCAAGGGAGTCGAAACAGCCGCCACCGTTCCTTTACTGTACAGTATTATAACATAACGGTTGCAAAAATGCAACTACTTTTTGAAAAAATAAAAATAATTTTGCAAAAATGCGAAAAATATATTGACAATAACTAACAAGGGTGATATCATATAGTTGTCGCAGAAATGCAACACAATAAAAACTGGAGGTGATAAAATTGACTAATGTTGATAAGCTGAAAGGGGCTATCAAGGAGAAAAGATTAACCCCTGAAAAGGTTGCTGAAAGTATCGGTATCGACAAAAGTACGATGTATCGTAAACTTTCTAACGGTGGTGAGGATTTTACCATTAAGCAGGCAGACGCTATCACACAAATTCTCGGATTAACAGGTGATGAGGCACAGGCTATTTTTTTTAGTCAGTTTGTCGCATAAATGCAACTATTATATTAAGGGGGTGAGAAAATGGGATTTTTTAATAATTTATTCAACATAGAAAAAGCACCAACAGTCAACAAGACTGTCAGTGCACCTTATGTTCCGCCTTATCCTTTAGAAAAAGATTTTTATACTTTTGATAAGGTAGAGTGGAGCGGAGCGTTACCACCTCATTCAATGACACTTTCTTTTGTACTTCCTTATTCCGATTGGTGCGAATTTGAAAAGTCAGACCTTTATCGAGATTTGGAGAATTATCTTCAGGAATTACAAAAACGAGGTAACCCGAATGAGAATGTAGGCACTCAAGATTGATAGGCAGATGTTCATTGTATGTCGGAACATACTCATCAACACCTTTTGCCTTGTGATGATAAGAATTAACTTCGTGGGTGTTGTAATCTTCGGTGTACTCTATGCCGTTCAGAACTAATTGAATGTCGGTAACAGAAATAGGCAGTTGCGATTTATTGTTAAGTTTATAATGAACGAAAAGTCTTTTCTTTCCCTGCACGCCTAATTTGTATGCGTATTCAAGCATTGTGATTTCCAAATTCACTTTGTGCGAAACAAAATAGTTAATCAGGTTTATTAAAGATATTAAAAAGCCTGCAATGCCTAAAATACCACTAATTATTACCCACATATAATCAGCTCCTTTGCTCGATTATAACATTCGCAAAAGATATTTGCAACACAATCAATAATACCACAATCACAGTCCTATTAAACGGACTTAGCTGAAAAGAGGTGAAGAAAGATGGAAGTAATAATAATTTTAGGACTGCTAATGCTTTGCACAGCTTTTGTTTCAGCAGTATTAGCAATAAAAATAGTAGCCGCCCATTTGTATAAAACAATAGACAGCTACCTTGATAAGCACGACGCTCAAATTATGGATCTGATTAAGTGGGCAAAGGAGAATGAAAATTGAACAAGTTTTTAATGTTTGTAGTGTTTATTCTCAACGCAATTATCTTACTTCTGCTGATTACAGCAATGCTTATCAAAGCAGGAGTTATCCGTTAAGAAAGAAGTATTCAAAAAGTACAATTAGAATTACTGATAATAGGAAAACCGCAATCAACGGCATTGAATATTTAGTAATTCCTAATATTAAAACTTTTATGTTTCGTGTTTTGTATGTATACATCTTTTTATCTAACGGTCTTAAAGGAATTCCTAAAGCACAACAACAATCATCATATTCTTTGTCGACTAATTTTGAAATGCTTTGAAAGTTAATTTTATCTAATGGAAGAGAAAATACATAGCTGAGTTTTCCGCCTGCGATAAGTTTATTATCGGCAATAATATCTTCGCATTTTTCAACAGCTTGTTTAATTTCAGAAGTAATTTCCTTTTTGTACAAATGTTCTTCAAGCAGGTTGAATATGGGGAAAATCACTAATTCATATCGTTCTTTCAGATAGGTTTTGTTCTGTTCCTTTTTAAATAATATCCAAGACAGAACCAAAGTGCATAAGGTTGAAACTGCGGATATTATTAAAGTCAACCACGATAAAATATCATTCATATTTATGCCTCCTTTCATAGTTAATCATAACATTTAAGGTCGTGTAAAGCAATAAAATATCGAAAAGCAGGTGAGAAAATGGCAAAACTTAAACTTATTGACACAAAGGATAAGTTCCTTCTTGAAATTGACGGAACAGAAATTCCGTATGTTACAAGCTATCAGATAACACGAACGGTCGGCGAGGTTGTACTGCTCAAGCTGGCACTCAGCGTAGCTGATGTTGAATCAGTCGAAATCGTTTCAGACAAAATTACCAACGAAAAATAGGAGGCGAAAGTATGGACACAGTTCAGATGAACAAAAAAATCAAAGAAATTATGGATAGCAGTGATTTCTATCTGCTTTCTGAGGACGCCGCAAAGGCTATTGGAGTTGCTCCGCAAAAGTTGCGTGAACAGGCAAAGGACGAACCCGAAAAATTGGGATTCAATGTAATTGTAGTCGGCACATCTATCCGTATTCCGAGAATACCGTTTCTCAATTATATTCTCGGTTCAAACCCAATGAAAGGAACGACACAAAATGGCATTTAAAGATTTCAGAACACGCAGGTCATTGCGTTTAGAACTCGAAAATCGAATCGAAACAATTGACCGACGCAACAAGACTATTGAAGAACTTACAGCTAAATGTAACGCTCTGAACAGTAACAGCGAACTTTGGAAAAAGAAAGCAAACACCTGTGAAAGGGTTATAAACGAACTTACCCTTGAAAACGCAGAGCTTATCCGCAAGCTCAAAGCTTATGAATCATCAGAACCCGAAACAATCGGCTTTGAATGTGTGGGGGTGAAGAAATGAGCAATAAAAAAAGTGCCTGCGACACTGTGAATGCCACAAGCACAAAGAACAATAAACCTAATTCAATTATATCCTCTGCAACAGAAAAAATCAAGTTGTGCAACAAAAAAAATCTTAAAGACCATAAATCTAAAGCAATTCTTGAGCCGGTAAAGAAAATGCTCTGCGAATTTTCGGCGCAGAACGAGGAATTTGCAAGAGCCGTTACGGCTGCAAAAAACCTTGAAAACCTGATTGACGAAGTGGGAAAGAAGCTCCCCGCTGCAGTTTCCGACCTTGATGTGTATCAGCAGATTGTCGGTAAGATTTTCCCCGGAGCAAAGGTTACTTTCACAATGCAGATACATATGTCTGAATACGAACTTGAAGAACCTAATGTCGCAGAGCAGAAAACGGATCCGGTAACTCTTGACCTCGGCAATCTTATAGATTGGTAGGTGTCAGCATGATTAAAAATCCTGACAGCCTGCTTAATAAGATTCCTGACCTGACAGATGAACATGAAAAGCAGATAGCAATGTACTTTCCGCAGTATGCTTTCTACGAAAATAAAAGCAAAAGAACCTGCGACTATTTCTGCACAAGCTGTCAAAGCTGGCACATCGGCGAACAGCTCCGACTTTGTCATAATCAGGAATTTGTCTGCGGTCATTGCAAGGAAAGCGTAAAAGCAAAAGCCCTGCACTACGGCAGAAAAAAACTTGAAAGAAGTCGCAAGTTTGGTTTTTGCTTTGCTGTTGACGGCAGGCTGTACATCAGATTTGTAACGGCATATCAGTTATTTTTCGATGATTTGTACAATGAAAATCCTATTGAAATGTTACCGGAATATACTTTTGTGAACGAATACTTATACATATATGAACAGCACGCAATGCAACGGTTCTCTTACGATTACGGTTCGTTTCATCTTATGAAAAGTGATGGAATTATCCCATATACTGCACAAGGTTTGGGCTGGTATTGGGGACCGTCAGAAAAAACCTTGCTGTCCGACTGGGGACAAACGGTGCTCCTGAATCTTGATGTAATTGCTCACACAGACCTTAAATATTCGGGAGCGTACGAGCTTTCAGATAGGTACACGGTTCACGAAATCTTAAAGTGGCTTAACTTATATGTCCGACACAACAATGCAGAGTATTTGATTAAAGGCGGATTTGATAGGATTGCAGACCTATTGATAAACGGTCAGCTAAAGCTGAACAAAATCCATTGGAAAGAAAACAATCTGCTTAAAATGCTTGGGTGTCGCAAGACGGACATGCACAGCTTTGCCGAATATGACGCAAACGCAATTGAGCTTTACCGCAACATCATTAAAGAAGAACCGAACATTCAGAACGCAAGCGGTTTTGTAAGCGGTCTGTCAAAGCTCGGAACTTTCGCCGTCAACGAAATTCACGATGCCGGTGTTAAATATAGGCAGATTCTGAAGTACGGCGAAAATTATCAGAGAGTAATGCTGTGGAAGGATTACCTCGACAACTGCAAAAGACTTCCCGAGGGAATTGAGGAGCTGATGCCTGCTCATCTTGAACAAGCACACGACAGAGCCGTTGAAAAGGTTGCTTATTACACAAATAAGACTGAAGCGGAAATGATAGCTAAGAGGGCAAAAACTCTTAAGCCTCTGTTGATGGACACGCAAAATCTTGTAATGCTTGCGCCTACAACAGGCGAAGAAATTATTTCAGAGGGCAAAATTCTTAAGCATTGCGTCGGCGGATATGTAAGACGACACGCAAGAGGTGACACGATAATACTTTTCATTCGTCATAAAGATAAACCGAAAATCCCGTTTTTTACGATTGAAGTAAATCCCGAAACATTGGAAATAATGCAGTGCCACGGTTATAAAAATGAGCGTGACAGCGGATTTAAAAAGCCGGATGAAATCAAGAAATTTGAAAAGCAATACGCTGAATTTTTGGAGGATATAAAAAATGTCAGAAATAACAGTAAGCGAACAGCATAAGCAGGCCATTGAACTGCATCAGAAAATTCTTGTAAGTGCAAACCTTGCACAGCAGAACATATGGGATATGTGCAACGGACTTAAAACAATGCGTGACAACAAGCTGTACAAGGAGCTTGGATATCAGAACTTTGAGGACTACTGCGAAACAGAGGTAGGTTTTAACAGAACACAGGCACATAAGTATATTTCTATTATAGAAAATACCTCTGAAAATGTTTACTCGAGTAAACATTTGGGAGTAAGTAAACTGTATCTTTTATCTACCATAAGCGAACCCGAACAGGCTGAAATCGCTGAAAAGCTTGACCTTGAAAACACAACGGTCAAGCAGTTAAAGGCAGAGATTGACAGGCTGAAGGACGAAAAGCAGGAGGCAACCGACAAGAGCATTGACTATTGCCGACAGCTCAATAACGCTAAGAAAGACGCCGACTATTACAAACAGCAGGCGGACACTTCAAAAGAAAGCTATCGCAATATTGAAAATCAGCTTGCAGAGGAAAAGAACAAAAATTTCAAGCTGACGAATAAAGTTCAGGAGCTTGAAAGCCGTCCTATTGAGGTTGCCGTTGCAGAGCCGAGCGACAATGAACGCAGACTCAATGAAACGATTAAGGCTTTGGAAAGGGAGAACATTAAGCATTATGACGAACTCGAAGAAGAATACCGCAACAACGAAAAAATCGTCAGAAAACAGCTTGAGGATGAAAAACAGGAGGCTCTTCGCAAACAGAAAGAGGAGTATGAAGAAAGGCTGAAAAATGTTCAGACTGCCGACGGTCCATCAGATGACAAGGATGTCTTTAAGGCATACTTTTCAATTGCATATGACAGCTTTATCCGTATGCTCGATTTCGCCAAGCAGTCACAGGACAAGGAATTTTTCAAAGGCAAGGTTGAACATTTAATAACAGCACTTGCCACACAAAACATAAATCTTTAAGGGGGAGCAACAATGAAACTTTATGAGCTTACCGAGATGTACTCGGATTTATTTAATCAGTTTGACGCTATCAACGAATGGGAACCCGATACGAACGCAGACGGAATGCCGATTGATGATGACGGCAATATCATTGCCAATGTGGACGCATACCGCAACAAGATGTTGACAGCGTGGTTCGATACTCTCACGAGTATTGAGGGCGAATTTGACGAGAAAGCTGAGAGTATTGCAATCTACTACAAACAGCTTCTTGCCGAGGCTAAAATGCTTAAAGCCGAAAAGGCGGCAATTGCAAAAAGACAGTCACAAAAAGAAAAACAGGCGGAGAGCCTTAAAACCTATCTGTTTAAGTCAATGCATGCACTCGGCAGACAGAAGATTGATATGCCGAGAGCGGTTATGTCGCTTAAAAAGAACGCTCCGAGCCTTGTTGTTGATGATGAAATTTCATTTGTTGAGTGGGCGGAGGAACACAACCTTGACCACCTCTTAAAGTACAATATGCCCGAAGTGAAAAAGAATGATGTCAAGGCTCTCTGCAAAAAGGGCGAAGAAATCCCCTTCGTACATATGGAAGCCAAGCAGTCATTAAGTATTAAGTGAGGTGTTACAGATGATTGATTTTTCAGAGGTAACGAGAGCAAAGTCAAAGGCACGAATTGCCGTAACAGGTCCGTCAGGCAGCGGAAAAACATTGTCAAGTCTGTATCTTGCATATGGCATTACAGGCGACTGGTCAAAGGTTGCTTTGATTGATACAGAACACGAAAGAGGTCGCTTTTACGCAAGCAGGACAGACCTTAATACAGGCAAATTCCTTTATGCCTCAATGACACCGCCATATACACCCGATAAATATATTGAATATGTGAAATCGGCGGCTGATATTGTCGGTTCTGACGGTGCAATTGTTGTTGACAGCTTTTCCCATTGTTGGGATAACGAGGGCGGTGTTCTTGATATAAAATCGCAGATTGCTCAACAGCGTGGAAAGAACGATTATACCGCTTGGGATGAAGCAGGTAAAATTCAGAACAACCTTGTAAATACAATTCTTTCGGTTGATTGCCACACAATTATTACAATGCGTGCCAAAATGGCTTATGCAATGGAAGTAAATGACAGAGGAAAAACCGTGCCTGTAAAAATCGGACTTGCCCCTGTTCAGAGGGAAAACACGGAATATGAATTTGATATGTGTTTTCAGCTTGACCGTACTCACAATGCAAGTCTTTCAAAAGATACGACTTTTCTTGACAGTTGGACGGGCATAATTACTCCCGAACTCGGTAAACAGCTTGGAGAATGGCTCTCAAAGGGTGTTGAACTTCCGAGGTGTTCCGATTGCGGAGATGTAATTATGGCATACGGTAAACGCACCGTTAAACAGATCATTGACGGCACAACCAAAAATTACGGCAGACAGCTTTGTATGCAGTGTGTTGCAAAGCTGATAAAGCAGAAGAAACAGGAAAAGCAGAGAGATGGTGCGGACAATGCAACTTCGACCGTATCAGAATGACCTTGTTGAACAGGTAAGACAGGCTTGGCGAGATGGTTACAAAGCCCCTTGCATTGTCCTCGGTTGCGGTGGCGGAAAGTCCTGCATTGTCGCAGAAATTGCAAGACGAACAACTTGGAACGGGAAACGGGTGCTGTTCCTTGTTCACAGGAGAGAGCTTGTTGACCAAATATTCAGAACCTTTGTCCGCTGGGGTGTGCTTATGGATTTGTGCCAAATCGGTATGGTGCAGACCTTTACACGAAGATTGAAGAAACTGCCAAAACCCGCACTTATCATCACAGACGAAAATCATCACAGCCTTGCACAAAGCTACAAACGCATTTACGAACATTTTTCAGATGTTCCGAGGGTCGGCGTCACCGCAACACCTGTCCGATTAAACGGTGACGGTTTGGGCGATGTCAACGACAAGCTCATAATCGGTGTGAGTACAAAATGGCTCATTGAGCATAACTGCCTTGCCCCGTATGACTACTACGCTCCGAGTGTCGCCGACCTTACGGGTTTACACACCAAAATGGGCGAGTATGTCACCGCCGACATTGAAAAGGCAATGATAAAAAACACGGTATTCGGCGATGTAATCAAATATTACAAACAGCTTGCAGACGGTAAAAAAGCCGTCTGTTACTGTTCCTCGGTAAAGCACAGTCTTGCAACAACGAAGGCATTCCGTGACGCAGGAATTTCAGCCGAGCATATTGACGGAGCTACTCCAAAGGCACAGAGAGAACAGATTATAGCCGATTTCAGGAACGGCAAAATTACAATCCTCTGCAATGTGGATTTGATTTCAGAGGGCTTTGATGTTTCTGACTGCGAATGCACGATTCTGCTCCGACCTACTCACAGCCTTACGCTTTACATTCAGCAGTCAATGCGGTGTATGCGTTATAAGCCAAACAAAAGGGCGGTAATCATTGACCATGTGGGCAACTATGCAAGGCACGGAATGCCTGATGACGACCGAGAATGGACGCTTGAAAAACGCAAAAAGTTGAGTGTTAAAAAAATCGAAAAGGAGCAGGAGGAAAAGGTCAGACAATGTCCCGAATGTTTCTTTACATTTTCAGCACCGCCGGCGGGGCTGAAAGCCGTGTGTCCGCATTGCGGTTATGTATTCCCGACAGCCGAAAGAACCGTTGAAACCGATACCACCGCAAAGCTCATTAAGGTTGAGGGGTTCAAGCTTGATTTCAGCACACCCGACGATTGCCACAGCTATGCGGACTTGCTTGCATACGCAAAAAGCCACGGCTACAAAACAGGCTGGGCATATTTTCAGGCACGAAAGAGAGGTATGATAGCTTGACGGAAGAACACGCAATTCAGAACAAAATCCGTATTGCAATTGCACCGTACTGCGATATTTTCCGTATCAATGTGGGTGCAGGCTTTACAAAGGACGGCAGATATTTCAATACGGGAGTTCCGCCCGGATTTTCGGATTTGTTCGGTGTCAGAAAATCAGACGGAAGAGCAGTCTTTATCGAGGTTAAAACTCCCAAGGGCAGACCTACCGAAAAACAGCAGAAATTTATACAGATGATGAAACTCAACGGTGCTGTTGCAGGAGTGTGCAGAAGTGCCGATGATGCGATAGAGTTAATTACAAAGGAGTAAAATTATGGGATTTAAAGCAAATTGGAGCGAGGCGGCACAGTCTAACTCACTCAAACCCGAGGGCGATTATGAGTGTCTTATCGCTAAGGTTGAGGAGAGAGTAACAAAGAATGGCAAAGAAAATCTGAACATCTCAATGGTAATCAGAAATGATGTTGAGCAGAACTATAAAAACGGATATATATTTGATACATTGTGGAAGAAGAAAGAGCCTACAAACGCAGACTTGCAGGTCAAGGGATACAGCTATGGTCAGATTATGGCACTCGGCAAGGCGGCAGGACTTCCCGATGGCAAGGAGTACGACAGCCTTGAGCAGTTCTGCGGTGAGCTTGTCAATAAGCCGTTGCGTGTAACTATAAAGCACGAAGAATACAACGGAAAAACACAGGAGCGAGTAAGCTGGAGAAATCCTACAAAATATCCGACTGTAAAGCATATTCCAAAGCAGACGACAACCAATACAGCTACAGCCTATGCACAGCCACAGCAGAGTTATGCGTCTGCTCAGCCTGCAAATCAGGGCTTTGTTGATATGCCGATTGACGATGATTTGCCGTTCTGATTTTAAAAAAAATCTTCGGGAATTGCATAAAGCAGTGCAATTTTCACCGTGTTTTTCCTTATATATGGAGGTGAAAAAATGGGCTTTACAAATTTAAACCCAAATAAAAATAAATATTTTGCAGTTCCCGAGGAATTGAAAGGTTACAAAAACTGGGTGTGCTGGCAGTCATATCCCGATCCGAAATCGCACAGCGGAATTTCAAAGAAACCGATAAATCCAAGAACGGGTGGCTTTGCAATGCCGAATAACTCGGACACTTGGTCGGACTTTGAAACAGCAGTCAGAGAATCTGCCAAATATTCGGGTATAGGCTTTATGTTCTCAAATTCACCGTTTTTCGGTGTTGACCTTGACGATATGCCGAATGACATTCAGGACTACCAAAACGGCGGAGCTGACAACATAATCAGCGAGTTTGTGAACACTCTGCAGAGCTATTCTGAATTTTCGCAGAGCAAGACAGGCGTTCACATAATCTGCAAGGGAACTCTTCCCGAGGGCAGAAGAAAGGCGAAGAATGATTCGGGCGGTTTTGAAATGTACGAAAACGGCAGATTCTTTGTTGTGACAGGTGATTACTGCTCTGCATATGCGTACATAAACGATTGCACCGAAAGCATAAAGCCGTTGCATTCAAAGTATCTCGGCAAGGCAACAGAGCCACAGCCTAAGCTCCGTAACATTGAAGTTAATCTGAACACAGTTGACGATATTGTCAGAGCCGCCTGCCATGCCAAGAACGGCAGTCTTTTCAAGGCTCTGTACAGCGGTGACTTTTCGGCTTACTCGTCACAGAGTGAGGCGGATATGGCTTTTTGCAATATGCTTGCGTTCTGGTGCGGTTGCGATACCGACAAAATGGATTCGATTTTCAGACAATCAGGCTTAATGCGTGACAAGTGGGACAGAAAACAGTCGGGTACAACCTACGGCATTATAACCCTGCAAAAGGCTGTGTCGGGCTGTACACAGACCTATAACCCAAAACAGCATAACGATTATTCAATTTCAATCGGTGACGGCAAGGCTGTTCAAGCGGTTGACGAAGAAAAAATGCGTGCCTACACCTTTGACGATATGGGCAATGCCGACAGGTTCGTTGATTTATTCGGCGATAATGTAAGGTATTGTTACACCGAGAAAAAGTGGTATTACTACAATTCAATGAAGTGGTGCATTGACAATATCGGGGTAGTTTTGCGAATGGCGGACAAAAGCGTTGAGGCTATGAAAGCCGAGGCAAAGCTATACTTGCAGGCTGATGAAGAGAACGGCGGAGATATGTCAAAAGCATTTGAAAAGCATATGAAAGCAAGCCGTTCCAACAAATCAAAAAAAGCAATGCTCAACGAGGTTGAACACCATATCCCCGTACTTCCGGCACAAATGGATAAATACCGTATGGCATTAAACACCCCAAGCGGGATAATCAACCTTAAAAACGGCGAAATGAGGGCACATAATCCCGAATATTATTTTACAAAGATTACTTCGGTTGACTGTTCTCAAACGGCAGAGTGTCCCCGTTGGCTTGCATTTCTTGACGATATTTTTGCAGGCGATAAGGAGCTTATTCGCTACATTCAAAAGGCGGTCGGTTACAGTCTGACAGGCTCAACAGCCGAGCAATGCGCATTCTTCCTTTACGGCACGGGACGAAACGGCAAGAGTACATTCATTGATGTTATCCGTGATGTATTCGGCGATTATGCCGCAAACATTCAGCCTGAAACAATTATGGTAAGAAACTCTCAGAGCAGTGCCATAAACAGCGACATTGCACGGTTAAAGGGCGCAAGACTTGTCACCTCGGTTGAGCCGAACGAGGGCGTGCGAATTAATGAGGGACTTCTCAAACAGCTTACGGGTGACGATACCGTAACGGCAAGAAAGCTGTACAGCGAGGAATTTGAGTTCAAGCCCGAGTTCAAGCTGTGGATGGCGACAAACCATAAACCGATTATCAGAGGCACCGACACGGGCATATGGCGAAGAATACATATGATACCGTTCAATGTTCAGATTCCCGAGGATAAGGTTGATAAGAACCTTACGCATAAGCTCAAAGCCGAAATGACCGCAATTTTCAAATGGTGTATTGACGGCTGTATTCTGTGGCAGAGAGAGGGTTTGAAAATGCCGTCTGCCGTTCTTCAGAGCGTGAGAGAGTACAAGCGTGAAATGGATGTCATTTCCGCCTTTATCGAGGACAGATGTGTGTTAGAGGGTTCGGTTCAGGCAAGCACGCTCTATGCTGCCTATACAAGCTGGGCAGGGGATAACAACGAATATTGTATGTCAAATACCAAATTCAGCACCGAACTTGCCAAACGATTTGAAAAGGTAAGAGGCAAAAACTATAACTTTTTCAACGGCATTTCACTTTCTAAAGATTGTTGAGGTGGAGGGTGGTGGAGGGTTTGACGGTTTTTCTAACCTTTCGTATAAGAAAAATAAACTAATATTATATATATAGAAAGGGTTCTTTAAAATAGCCCCAAACCCTCCACTACCCTCCGAAAGAGGTAATATGAAAAAATATGATTTTAAAAATCCACAGGTGTTTGAACAGCTTGAAGATAAAGCAATTGACGGTCAGCTTGATTACTCAGCCTTTCCTCCGCCCGAATATAAATACTTTTCAAGGCTTGCAAAGGTCGGCTACAACAACCGTCATAAAGGCTGGGACATAAACATCTGCCTTGAATGGCAGGACAAGCTCAGAACGGAGTATAAGCGTGATAGGGACAACGCAGACGAATACCGTATGCTCTCACAAAGAATTATGGATAATGTAAAGAAAAGTGCCTACTTCGTCCGTAAGATGTATCAGTCCCAAACCAACGAGCAAACCGTAATCAATGCCCTCCAAGCCTTAGAATGTCTAACCAACGAAAACGGCTTAACCAAAAGAATAACCGAAAAATTAAAGGAGAATGAAGAATGAGAGAAATATTATTTAGAGGCAAAGCGATACACCGTGACGAAGGTTGTCACCGAACAGAATACCAGAATGGCGAATGGGTGTATGGGTTAGTTACAAAATTGTATGATGAACAGTTTAAAAATTTACCCGCAGAAATGACGAATACAAACGGCATAAGTGGTATCGAAATTGATTACAAAACAATCGGGCAGTACACCAATATGCTCGATAAGAACGGTAAGAAAATTTTTGAAGGAGATATCATTGATTTTTTTGGTCGCTCAGACGGTGACGGCTATGGAGTTGTAAAGTACGATGCATACGAAACTGAATTTGGGTTTGAGTATGACAATATCTACAGAAGCCTCGGGATAAATTTTTATCCCGAAAATATTGAAGTTGTCGGGAATGTTTATGACAATCCCAAACTTGTAGGACGGTGAAAACAATGACAAACTTTGAAAAAAATCAAACAGATGTCAATTGACTGCACAAAACATTGGCTTGAAAGTGAGGTGGATATGGATTGACGGTTAAAGATTATTTATATTCGGTCAGGGTTTCGGATAAGCTGATCAGAACGAAAGAACACGAGCTGTCGAAACTTAGGCTGAATATTGCACAGGTATCGGTTAAGCAGAACGAGCCTGTTAAGACATCAGGAGTGAATGACCCTATGCGGATTGTGGACAGGATTGCAGACCTTCAGGCTGAAATCAATCGGGAAATTGACAATCTTGTGCGGTTGAAAACTGAAATCCGCAGTAAAATCAACGCACTTGACGATTACCGTTACATTGCAATTTTGACCGAGTATTACATAAATTGTCAGAGGTGGGAGGATATTGCCGAGAGTATGGAAATGAGCGTAAGGCATACCCTGAGATTACACGGCGAAGCGTTACAGGCGTTCCGAAAAAAGTTTGATTTCTCGTAAAATTATTTTGAAATGTCATTGAATGTCACCCTTACCCTGCGTATAATGGTATTATGAAAGTTTGACAAACAGGACATATGTAGAACTCTCCTAAGTTAAAAAAATTGCACAGACCGCTCTCGTTTGAGGGCGGTTTTGTGTTGTGTGTGGCTATTTTATACAAATTATTACTTTCTTAATTGTGCGGTTTACAGAAAAATGTAAAATCTGTTGAATTGTGTCAAATAATATGATAGATTAGTGATATATTACAACTAAGGAGAGTCGCATATGAGCGGAGAAAATAAGGCAAAAACCTGTTTTGTTATAATGCCTATATCAGACCAGCCAAAATATCCTACAGGTCATTTTGATAAAATATACGAACAGATAATTGTTCCTGCTGTCAAAGAGGCGGAGTTTGAACCTATAAGAGCAGACAGTAATCAAATATGTGATTCGATAATGCAAAAAATTTTGAAAAATTTAATTGAATGTGATATGGCAATTTGCGATTTAAGTTCAAGAAATCCAAATGTTATGTATGAATTAGGAATTCGACAAGCTTATGGCAAAAAAGTAGTTTTGGTACAGGACGATGCTACTGATAAAATTTTTGACGTAGCAGGAATAAATACTGTTTTTTATAAGAGAGATAGATTGTATGAAAATGTTATTAAGGCAAAAGATGATATTGCTAATGCGATAAAGGAAACTTATAAAAATGGTTCATTTTCGTTAATGAACATAGTCGATTTAGAAAATGCAACTGTAGATAATTCCAAAGTTGATAAGGTTGTTTTTGATAGATTTATGATGAAATCAATATATTCAAAGTTAGATGCTATTGAAGATTCAATAAGAATGTTTTCTAATACGCCAAATGTTAGTGACGAATTAAATTGTGGCCTCAATAATCGTAGTTTTGCACGGCTGGTTATGGAATGCAAAGATGCATTGAGTAATTATCCAGATAATCTCGATTTACTTGTTTCCTGTTATCGAAGATTATCGAGAGCTAATAATGTGATGCTTAATAGTAGGAATGATAAATCTTTTACACCTAAAGACTATCTAAATGTGAAAAATACACTGATAGAATTGAATGACAGAATTAATGCTTTAACGCCTAATACTGATTAATGGAGAGTGCATTTAGTACTCTCTTTTCTTTTGCTTATTTTTAGAATTTTCAGACAAAGAGAGGTGATACCGTGAAAGACAAATTAAATGCAAGACAGAGGAAGTTTGCGGAATATTATGCGCAGAGCGGTAACACCGTTCAGAGTGCGATACAGGCAGGATATTCAGAAAATTACGCAAACGCAAGAGCATATGAATTGTTGGAGAATGTTGGAGTTTCAAAATACATCAAGGAGCTTTCCGATAAGCTCAAAGATGAGCGCATTATGAGTGCAAAGGACAGACAGGTTGCTTTGTCCGACATTGCAAGGAATGACGGGCAGGACACCTCCGACAGAATCAGGGCTATTGACACGCTCAACAAGATGACGGGTGAATACACCGTTAAGGTTGACGCAAAGGTTGAGCAGTCCGAAAAGCTATCCGATGTGTTCAGACAGTTGGGTGGTGAGGGATTGAGTGAGTAACAAATTCCCGTTGTCACAAAAGTATATCGACTTTATCAACACAACAAATGTGTCGGCTGAATTTCTTGAAGGAACTACAGCGTCCGGCAAAACTACCGTCGGAGCAGGCGTTAAGTTTATGCGAATGGTGTCGCAGTCGCCGAAGAAGCTTCACGCAATTGCCGCCAAAACTACGGGCAAGGCTGAGGAAACTATAATTCAACAGGACAACGGTATTCTCGACTTGCACCGCAACGCTGTCTATTGTGGCAACGGCGACAAGGATTACAAGCTGCCGCATATCAAGTTTGAGGACAAAATTATCTATATTCTCGGTTACAGCAGTCGGGATAAGTGGGAAATGGTTCTCGGTGCGCAGTTTGGGTGCGTTTATATTGACGAAATCAACACCGCCGATATCGAGTTTATCCGAGAGATGTCAACCCGTAATGACTATATGCTTGCAACGCTGAATCCCGATGATCCGAGCCTGCCTGTGTATAAGGAGTTTGTCAATCGCTCCCGTCCTTTTAAAAAATATGAAAACGATGTTCCTCCCGAGATTACGGCGGAGCTTACCGAAGAACCTGTACCGAATTGGCGGTATTGGTTCTTTTCTTTTGCCGATAATTTAAGTCTTACACCCGAACAGATTGAAAAGAAAAAGAACTCTGCACCGAAAGGTACAAAGCTCTATAAAAATAAAATCTTAGGTTTGCGTGGCAGAGCAACAGGGCTTGTGTTCCCGAATTTTGAGAGGACAAGACACATCAAATCAAAAGAGTGGGCAGAAAAGTTTTTGAACTGTAACCGCAAGTCGGAACACTTTGTTCAGTTCACCGCAGGTCTTGATACCGCCTATTCGCAAAAGTCGCCTGACACTATCGCAATGACATTTTACGGCATTACCAATCACGGCAAGTGTGTTCAGCTTGATGAAAGAGTTTATAACAACGCTGAAATGCAAACACCTATTGCCCCGAGTGACACGGTGAAGAATTTTATTGATTTTCTTGACCGCAACCGTGATGAATGGGGCTTTGCACGCACGGCTTTTATTGACAGTGCCGACCAAGCGACTATTACCGAATTTCAAAAGTATAAGCGACAGCACGGCTGTGTCTATGACTTTGCAAATGCATGGAAGAAAACGAAGATTATCGACCGAATTAATCTTGTACTCGGCTGGCTTGCCACCGACTGTTATTTTGTGCTTGAACATTGTAAAAAAACGATTTCCGAGTTTGAAATTTACAGCTGGCGAGAGGATAAAGACAACACACCCGAGGACGGTCACGACCATTGCATTAACAGCGGTCAATATGCGTGGCTGCCGTTTAAAAATATTATTGGAAGTGAAATAAATGGGGCTGATTAACAGAATGACTGAATCTATCAGATCGGGAATTAAAAACTTTTTGCAGATTACTCCTGCAAGCGACAAAACAATTACCGTCACCGAAACAAGCAATCATCTGACCGAGTGCTTTATCAATCGCATTTGGTATTGGGGCAACAGCAGACAGCTTGCGGAGCTGTACAAGCAGATTGATACAAACAAAACTATGTTTTGGGCGGCAAAAAGCACAAAGGGGCTTGAAATCCGTAAAATACACACGGGCTTGCCGGCACTCATCTGCGAAACGCTTGTGAATATCGTAATTGCCGACTACAACGGCACAGATGTTACAAGTAAAAATTCAACCGCTTATGCAGAGCGTTGGGAAGATATTGAAAAGCAGAACAAATTGTCCGACACGGTTAAGCAAATGCTCCGTGACCTATGTGTTGTCGGTGACGGTGCTTTTAAGGTCAGCTTTGACACGGCTGTATCAGATGTTCCGATTGTTGAATGGTATCCTGCCGAAAACATCGATTTTACATATGTGCGCGGCAGAATCCGAGAGGTTAAGTTTTACACCGATTACACGCAAAAACACCGCCGTTACCGCTTTGAAGAAACATACGGTTACGGCTATATTCACTATGCTTTGTACGATGACAACAGCAAAGAGATTGACCTGCACACGGTTGACGCTCTTTCGTGGATTGATTCAAAGGGCGTTACATTTGACGAATCATATATGTGGGCTGTACCTGTCCTTTACGGCAAATCGTGCCACAAGGGCAGAGGTGCGGGCATTATCGGCGTAAAAACAGACGCTTTCGACAGCCTTGATGAAGTGTGGTCACAGTGGATGGACGCACTCAGAGCCTGCCGAACAAAGCAGTATGTGCCTGATTGCCTTGTTCCGAGAAATCCCGAAACCTGTCAGCCGATATCGCCAAATCCGTTTGACAACCGATTTATCACCGTGGGCAACGATATGTCTGAAAACGGCAACGGCAACAGGATTTACACCGAAAGTCCGCAGATTCAGCACGAAAGCTATTTGAGTTCATACATTACTGCCCTCGACCTCTGCTTACAGGGCATTATATCACCGTCAACTCTCGGCATTGATACGAAGAAACTTGATAATGCAGACGCTCAGCGTGAAAAGGAAAAGACAACCCTTTACACAAGGCAGAACCTTGTGAAAATTACGCAGAACGCACTTCAAAGCCTTGTTGCAGTTGTACTCAATGCAGACGGTGAACTTAACGGCAATGGTATTGTTGAGGGCTTGGAAGTATCCGTAAACTTCGGCGAATATGCAAATCCGAGCTTTGAAAGTCAGGTTGAAACCGTGTCAAAAGCAAGACAGGGCGGTTTGATGTCAGTTGAAACCTCGGTTGACGAGCTTTACGGCGACAGCAAGTCGGAGGATTGGAAAGCCGAAGAGGTTCAGAGAATTAAGGAAGAACAGGGTATTGCAGGCGAAGAAGAAAAATCGGAGCTTGACGATGTGGACCTTACCGACACAGAAGAACCTGACAATAACGCAGATGATGAAGAAAATGCGGAAAATAATGCAGAAAAAACCGAAAGCAATCCCGAACAGAACGATACGCAGGTAAAGAATGAGTGATTACAATATCAGAGAAGCCTTTGAAAAAATCGAAGATGAACTAATATCATCAATGATAAGAAATTTTAAAAATCATAGAGTTGAAGAAGATAAAAATAATTTTTGTTGGACACAATGGCAGGCTGAACAGCTCAAAAGTCTTGAAGAGTACCGTAAGCACAACGCAAAGAAATTCGGCAAGCGTTTCAAAACCATTAACAGCAAGGTTGAAGAGATGATTCGCACCGCCAAAGCTGACGGAAATGCAAGTCAGGAGGCAGAAATTCTTGAAGCTGTCAAGGACGGTTTCAAAGCCCCGAAAAAGCCGTCAGCACACAGCACAGCCGAGTTTTTTAAGGTGAATGACCGTAAACTTGACGCACTCATAAAATCGACCACAGACGATTTAAAGAGGGCAGAAACGGCAGTTTTGCGTATGAGCAACGACAAGTACCGCAAGGCGATTTTTAACGCACAGGTTGCAATGAACACGGGTGCGGTTACATACGAAAAAGCCGTTGATATGGCGTGCAAAGATATGCTCAACGCAGGTCTTAATTGTGTGGAATACAAAAACGGTGCAAGGCATACGCTCTCGGATTATGCGGATATGGCGGTTAAAACAGCCAACAAAAGAGCCTATCTTCGTGGCGAGGGCGAAAAGCGAGCCGAATGGGGAGTATCCCTTGTTGTTGTGAACTCAAGACAGGGCGGTTGCCCCGATTGTGCAAAATATATCGGCAAGGTGTTTGTTGACGATGTGTATTCAAACGGCAAAAAGTCAGACGGAAACTATCCGCTCCTCTCAACCGCAATCAAGAACGGTTTGTTTCATCCGAGATGTAAGGACAGCACAAGTACATATTATCCCGAACTTGATGATTTGGACGCACCGTTGTCTGAAGATGAAATCAAAGAGCTTGACCGTCAGCGAGGAATTGAGGAAAAGCAGCAGTATGCACAGCGACAGGCAGAACGCTTTGACCGCCGTGCCGAATACAGCCTTGATGAGGACAATAAACGAATAGCGCAAACCCGAGCCGATGAGTGGCACGATAGGGCTGATATGCTTGAAGAAAAGGCGAAAAAAGCAGGGAGTGTCAACAAGATTTCGGATGAAGCTGTTGCAAAATCTGCTGATAATGGTATAATAAAAACAGAAAGCAGAGATTACTCTGCGGTAGGTTCTAATGCTTTTTCCAATTCTGCTAAACAAAAACTTCTGCAAGATGAAAGAATTTTATCGGGTAATGATTACGAAACGGCTATTATTTATAATGCAGACGGAAGCAGAAAGTTTTCTAAAAAAGGCAAGTCAAAAGATGTAAATTTTACTGATGAACAGATTGACAAAATGAAAGGTTGCATTTTAACCCATAACCACCCCAACGGAACAGTTTTCTCGCCTGAAGATATAAATATGCTTAGAGAAGGACAACTATCGGAAATAAGAGCCTGCAACGGAAAGGGTTCTTATGTATTGCGTAATGCAGGTGGTTGGCATAAAGACATAACTAATTTGAAAACCATAGAAAAAGCCTACTGGGAGTGTATGAATACAGTCGGTGCAAGATACGCAGATATATCGGCACAGGAAGGTAAGCCCATTTTTGCTTATTTTAGAAAAATGGACGAAGATGGACTGAAACTGTTTTCAGAAAAATATGGTTTGGAATTTTCGTGGGAGGATAAAATATGAAAATCAATATTTCAGATATTCCGAACGGAAAGAGCCATAAGGATTATCCAAAAGGTACGATTTTTGTGTTTAAAGAACATTTTCCGAGATATATTTTAGATCCGTTTGAAAGAGTTTTCCCTGATGATCCGAGATATAAAACAGCTTTAACAGGAGAACAGCTTGAAAAGCTAATAGACGACCTCGATTAACTAAATACATCAAATCAGCACTTTGAGAAATCAGAGTGCTTTTTTATTGCATTTAAACCGGTCGAAATCGACCAGTTTAAAATATTGAAAAGGTGGTGACAGAATGAAAATCAGAGTAACAACAGCATTTAATGACAGGCAGAACGGCTATGTAACCCGACATGTGAATGAAGTTTTTGAATGCTCCGAGCAGAGAGCAAAGGAACTCATTGACGGCGGTTTTGCAGAAGAGGTCAAGTCTGACGCTCCCAAAAAGCCGAGAACCAAAGCAGTTAAAACAGAAAAAACAGAAAAAGCGGATTAAGCACTTTACGAATATGTAAGGTGCTTTTTTATTGTCCGAAGACATTAAACTACGGGAGACACCGTGCAAAACTGAAACAGAGAGACACTCTATAAACTGATTACGGGAGACACCCGAAAAACTGAAAGGATATGAAAAAAATGGCAGAACCAAATCCAACACCAACCCCCAATGAACCGACACCTGCACCGCAGGGAAACGCTCCTGCCTTTGATTACGACAAGCTCGCAAGCCTTATTACAGGCAAACAGAGCGTGACAGAGGACACCGTTTTGAAGTCATATTTTAAGGAGCAGGGATTGTCAGCCGATGAGATGAAAGAGGCTATCGGTGCTTTTAAAAAGCAGAAAGCCAAGAACACTCCCGACTTTGCAAAAATGCAGTCGGAAGTTGAATCCGCAAACAACGCAAAACTTATGGCAGAAGTCAACCAATCGGCAACCCTCGAAGCCGTAAAACAGGGCGTTGACATTGCAACCGTTCCGTATGTGCTTAAAATTGCAGACTTTTCAAAGGCTGTGACAGACGGCAAGGTCAATGCGGAAAAGCTGACAGAGGCTGTTAAAAAGGTGCTTGACGATATTCCCGCACTCAAGGGCAAACCTGCCGAGAACGGCACAGGAGTTAAGAAAATCGGCGGTGACGGCAACAGCGACAAAAATTTAACAGAAGATGCCTTAAGAGGAATTTTCGGCATCAAATCTAAAAAGTAAGAAAAGAGGTAAATAATTATGGCAGTATTAGAATACGCAACTATTTTCAGTAATGTATTAAGAGAATTGTATGGTCAGGCCCTTACTTGCGATGACCTTTACCACTCAAACTCTGACATTCAGATTATCAACGGTAAGGATATTAAAATTCCGAAACTCTCGGTCAGCGGTTATAAAGACCATACACGAGGTGCAGGCGGTTTTAATTTGGGTACATATTCAAACGGTTACGAAACCAAATCCCTTGACCACGACAGAGATATTGAGTTTGCTATCGACCCTATTGATGTTGACGAAACAAATATGGTAGTGACTATCGCAAATATTCAGACACGCTTTGAAAAAACACAGGCTATACCTGAACTCGACTGTTATACTTACAGCAAGCTTTATACAGAAGCTAAGCGAGTTGGTGCAACAGTAAAAACTACTGCATTAACTGCGGCGAATGTGCTTGCAGATTTTGACGATAACCTTGAGGCTTTTGCCGAAGCGGGTGTACCGCTCGACAGGGTTATTCTTTATGCGACACCACAGTACAAAAAGCTTTTGAAGAATGCAGAGGGTATTCAGAGAACACTTGAAATCAGTTCCGCAAAGGGCATTGACCGCCGTGTTCGTTCCGTTGATGATATTGATAAGATTGTAGAAGTGCCAAGCTCAAGAATGAAGTCTTTGTTTGATTTTACAAACGGTTGTGTTGCTGACAGCTCAGCTAAGCAGATTGACTATATTCTTATTGACCCGGAAGCACAGGTGTCAAGAGTTAAGTATTCATATATCAATGTCTATACTCCAGGTTCTGACAGCCGAACAGCTGATAATTATATATATCAGAACAGAAAAGTTAATGGTACTTTTGCCATTGACGAACTTATGAAGCAGGGCGTAATCATTCATGCCGAGGCTTAAAGCGAGGTGAGAAAAAATGAAAGCAATCAAAGACAATAAGTCATATACAGTCAACACAGACGAGGAAGCTAAGACTTATGTATCCCGTGGTTATGATATTCAGGATGACAACGGCAAAATCAAAGAATATGGATTAGGCAAGAAAATTTCTGTTGATGATTACAATACTTTGAAGAAAGAAAATTCAAAGCTCAAAGCCGAAAACAAAAAACTTAAAGAGAGTACCAAGTCAGACACAAAGGAGTAAATCTATGTATGCCGATTACATTGAACATCAGGGTGGAGATGAAAACAGTATTATCTCTGCCGAACACATTGATGTTCTGACTTTTAACCGCATTGATTTTGAAAAACTTTCGGAAATGCAGAAGAGAATCATCAGCAGAGTGCATAGCAGACTTACTGCTTTTGAAGAAGAAAATGCCGATATGATTTCTTCCTACCTGAAAAGCTATTCAATCAACGGCACATCAATGGAATTTGGCGCAAGCTGGAATTTAATGTGTATCAGCGGAGTGGCAATTCCTGCCGACCTCTATGCGTTGCTAAAATCAACGGGACTTTGTTATCCTGCAATCTGAAAGGTGCGTGAAAACCGTGAAATTTCCGTCACTTGTAAAAAAGCAGTTCTGCAAAACTCCTGTCGAGGTCACAATCTACGGTGAGGGAATAACCGAGGACGGAACACCCCTGACCGTGTTTGAATGCAAAAATCTGTATCCCTCCGAAAATCTTTATCCGTCAAATCTCCGCTGCGGAGGCAATGCTGTATGCAATGTGCAGTCAAAGGCAAAGACGGTCTATACCAAAGAGCAGAAAATTGTTCAGGTGTCGGCTGTCTTGCTTTTTGACGGCGATATTGCCCCCGACAGCCCCACTTTAAGCGGTGGCTTTGTAATCCTTGACGGTGTGAAGCGAAGTATCGTACAGGGTACAAAACACCGCAACCCTGACGGTACAGTTAATTTTACGGAATTGGATGTGATTTAATGGGATTTTCGGTATCATCAAAAATCAAACTCAATATGCCTGTTGTAAAACAGCTTGACAAGGCAAAGCAACAGGCTCTTGAACAGACAGGTGACGCACTTCTTAAACAGGTGAAAAACACGCAGGTAATGCCGTTTGATACGGGTAATCTTCAGAACGAAAATACCTTTGAAGATTGTGCGCAGAGTTGGAACGGCACGGTTAAAATTGTGTCAAGCACTCCGTATGCAAGGCGGTTGTATTTTCATCCCGAGTATAATTTCAGCCGTAAGGAAAACATTGCCGCCGGCGGTAAATGGTTCGCTCCGTGGCTTGAGGGTGGTACACGGCAGAATTTTTGCAGTCGGGCATTTGTGAGATTTTACAGAAAGGAAGCAGGACTTTGATTTACTTATCGGACATCAGAGATTGGCTCAAAAGCGTTACCTCAGCCGAGCATTATTACATCGGCAAACTTGACAACAAGCAGGACAGGTCAATCGGTGTGTATTCATTAAAGCAGTCGGGAACACCCACAAGGGCAATCGGCGGTGAAAGCACCTACGATACAATAAGCGTGTCTTTGCTTATCCATTACACCGACAACGCAAGAGAAACCGAGGAGTTTGCACGCAGACTTTACGAAACGCTTTACGACATTAAAAATGTTGAAATTAAGGAACACAAAATCTATATAATCGAACTGCTCACGGAAGAACCCGTTGATGTGGGAACAGATGACAAGGGTGTGTATGAGCAGGTCATTGAAGTTAAATTTTATTACGAAAGGAAGTAATTTTATGGCAAAAGTTGAATCGGGAGTATTCCCATGCTATGAAAATCAGTTTGCAGTTGGCAAGGCAGGAACAGAATCCGCCACGACAAATATTGCTAACTGCGAAGAATTTTCTGTTGCATTTGACAACGGTGTCGAGGAATGGACAGCCTTTGAAAACGAGGGCTGGAAGTCAAGGCTTATGACAGCAAAGTCAATCACAATTTCGGTAAAGGGCAAGCGTACAATCGGTGACGCAGGCAATGACCAGATTGCCGCCCTTGCATTTGAAAACGGCAGAAAGGCAGAAGTTTCGTTTATGTGGACCTTCCCCAACGGTGCAACCGTCCTCTTTAAAAATGCAGTTGTATCCGTTACATCAAACGGTGCAGGCGCAAGTACGGGTGTTGCTCCGCTTGAATTTGAAGTTATGTCAAACGGCAAACCCGTATATACAGCAGCCGCTTAAAAAACGAAAGGAATGAACGATTATGTCAAAGTTAATTGATATTACAGACAAGCTTAATTTTGAGGAAAAGCCGAGTGTCAGAGTTAAAAATGTTGACCTTGCAATCAACAATGACGCAGTTTCAATGCTCAAAGTTGCGGCACTTTTTGAGGACGGCAACGGTAAAAGTAAAGATGTTATCGAAATGTATCATCTTCTTTTTGATGAATCCGAGAGAGAAAAGATTGAAAAGTTAAAGCTGAATATGCACGATTTCAACGCCCTTATCAGCGAATCTGCCAAAATTGCAACAGGCGATTTGACTGACAAGGGGGAAGCTCAGACCCCGGCTACGACCTGATTGATGACTTTGATTTAATCGTGTCGAGCTTTCGCTCGGAGTACGGGGTCAGCATTTATTCAAAGGATTTTGCAAAAATGAGTTGGAATGAGTTCTGCTCACTTCTGCAAGGCTTAGGACCCGAAACACCGCTTGCAAGAACGGTTCAAATTCGCCTTGAAACCGACAAAGAAGTCTTGAAAAACTTTACTTCGTCACAGCATAAAATCCGCAACAAATGGCGGTCAAGAAATGTAAAGCACTATTCAGACGAAGATATGAACACCGTTCTTGCAGAATTTCAAAACTTCTTCGCTAATCTGTAAATTTGTACATAATTTTCGCTGTATCTACAAAATTCTTGACAATGTTAATATATAATGATAAAATGTAACATACACTAACAAATTTATTAAGGAGAGTGTATGTTTATGAAATGTCCACATTGCGGAAACGAATTAAAGGACGATGCAAAATTTTGCGACAAGTGCGGTGCAGGATTTGGCGGAAACGATTCAACCTCGGCAACCGTAAATCCTGCAAATGCAAAGAAGAAAATTTACAAGCGTTGGTATTTTTGGGTTATTATCGTTGTTGCTATTATGATTGTTGGCGGTGTAAACGGTGCAATTAACGGTAACAGCGGTTCAAACAAATCAAAGCAGGAAACTACTGTTGCAAATCAGAGTTCAGAAAAAGCAACTGAAAAAGCGACAGAAGCACCGACCACAAAAGAAGTTGCAACAGAAAAGCCTACTAAAGACCCGAAGAAGGTTGAAAAAGAATTTAAAGACGGTTGCAAAACAGTCGACTTTAAAACTCTTTCAAGAAACCCTGACAAGTACAAAGGTAATGACTACAAGTTTGAAGGTCAGATTATTCAGGTTCAGGAAGGCTGGGGCGATTCGGTTGACCTGAGAATCAATATAACCAAAGAAGAAAATGAGTATCTTGATGAACCATTGTGGACTGATACAATCTACGCAACTGTAGAAATTCCTGACGGTGCGGACAAACTCCTTGAAGATGATGTAATCACATTCTGGGGAACTTGTGACGGCGACTATACATATGAAACCGTAATGGGCAACAATGTGTCACTTCCGAAAATCGACATCAAATACTACGAACTCAACAACTAAAACAAAAAGCCACTCCAAATGGGGTGGCTGTTCTTTTGCAAAATTTTTAAGCGTACATCATAGCGGTGTGCGCTGTTTTTATGCCTGTTTTTAAAAAATCTAAAATGAAAGGAAGTGGTGAATATGGCGACAAAGGCGGGTGAAATTGAGCTTGATGTCAGGCTGACAGGTGATGATATTTCAAAAACATTGCATAAGATTTCCGATTCAATTACCAAAAAGTTTGATTCGGCGTTTTCAAGTCTTTCAAAAGATTTTGAAAATGTAAGCACTGATATGAAACAGTCCTTTTCAAAGGTTGCAGAGGGCGTTTCTCAGAAAACCGAAAAAGAGTTTTCAAACATCAAAGGCAGCGGTGAGCAATTAAGCAATTCGGTTTCATCTTCGTTTAAGAAAATAGGAATGGCTGTGGTTGCCGCTTTTTCTGTTGCAAAAATCAAGGAGTTCGGTCAGCAGTGCATTGAATCGGCTGCGGAAGTCAATGCGGCAAATTCGCAGTTTGAGCAGACATTCGGCACAATGCAGTCGCAGGCAGAATCAGCCATTCAGAGCGTTGCCGATCAAAGCGGTATTCTTGAAACCCGATTACAGGGTGTCGGCACAAGCATTTATGCCTTTGCAAAAACTACTGGAATGGACAGTTCAAGTGCTTTGGGTATGATGCAGGAGGCTTTGCAGGTAACAGCCGATAGTGCCGCATATTATGACCGTTCGCTTGAAGACACCGCAGAAAGCCTGAAATCGTTCTTGAAAGGCAACTTTGAAAATGATGCCGCACTCGGTTTGTCCTGTACTGAAACCACACGAAATGCGGCGGCTAATAAGCTGTATGGCAAGTCATTTATGGATTTGTCGGAATCGCAGAAACAGCTCACGCTTTTGCAAATGGTCAAGGACGCCAATCAGCTTTCGGGTGCTATGGGACAGGCAAGCCGTGAAGCAGACGGTTGGGAGAATGTAACGGGCAACCTCAGAGAAAGTTGGAAACAGCTCCTTGCCGTAGTCGGTCAGCCTATTCTTCAGGTGGCAACTCAGGTTGTAAAGCGGTTGAGTTCCGCACTTGCGACTTTAACGGAATATGCCAAAGGTGCGGTTGAATCGCTTTCAAAGGTCTTCGGCTGGGATACAGGCAACAACACCGCAAGCAATATCAAATCTGCGTCCGATTCTGCCAAAAGCCTTACGGATACGGCAGATGACAGTTCAAAGTCACTTGATAATGTTCAGAAAAGTTCCGAAAAAGCAAAGAGAAGTGTTGCGGGCTTTGATAAGCTGAATGTGCTTTCAAGTACCGATAGTTCTTCAAAGTCAGATACATCTTCATCAAAAAGCTCATCGGGCGGTTCATCGGGCGGAAATGTTGCAAAGAATGTTGTCAAGGACACAAGCAAAAACCTTTCGGGGGCATTCAAAAATCTATACGAAAAAAGCGGATTCAAAGGCTTTGTCGAGAATGTACAGAAAGGTATTAACAAGGTTGACTGGTCAGCTATAGGCAAGAACTGCAAGACCGTTTTTGATAATGCTGTTCCCATAGTTCAAAAGGCATTCGGCACAATGCAAAAGGTCGGTTCTGCAAAACTCGGGACAATCGGCTCTGCATTCGGAGCGGTTGCGACAATCGGCGGAAAGTCGTTTCAGACCATTTCAGGCGGTGTTGCTAAGTGGATCTCAAAAGACAGGGAAAAGATTATCGGCTTTATCGACACCATAGGCAACAATCTTACAAACGGCTATAACAACCTTTCAGCCTTTTTTGATAATTTCGGTACACTTGCAGGCAATGCAATTGACAATGTTCGCCCTCAAATGGAAGAATCAATTTCCAATCTTTTAAGCGATCTTACAACCTTTGCGGGTTCAGTCGGCGAAGTCGTTTCGGGTGCGTTTTCAATTGCAACCGAAAGCCTTGTTGAATGGACTGAAAATGACGGTGCAACAATCACAGAATTTCTTGAAAATTTACAATTGCAGTTTGCAGATGTGTTTGACTTTATCGGTCAGATTTTCGGAAATATCGGAACAATTATCAGCGAATGGTGGAACGGCAACGGACAGCAGATTTTTCAGAATGTCTGCAATATGTTTACCAATATCGGCACAACCCTGATGAATGTTTACAATCAATGGATTAAGCCTGCGTGGGATTTTATCGTAGCAATAGTAAAGTCAGCTTGGGAAAACTGGCTGAAGCCTGTTTTTGAAGGTGCAATAAACTTCTTCGGTAAGGTTGCAGACTGCGTTTCAACCGTGTGGAATAACTTCCTGTCACCATTTGTAAACTGGCTTGTCAGTTTTTGGGGACCTATATTTCAGAATGTTTTCAATGCCGTAAAAAGGGTGTTTGATAATGTGTTTACATTTATCGGTGGGTTGGTTACCTCTATACAGAAAACATTCGGCGGTCTTATTGACTTTATTACAGGTGTTTTCTCAGGCGATTGGAAAAAAGCATGGCAGGGTATCTACGACTTCTTCAAAGGTATTTGGGACGGCATTTGCGCCGTGTTTAAGTTCATTATAAACGCAATCATTGACGGCATAAATGCGTTGTGGACAGGTATTTATAACTTTGTTTCTGGCGTTGTTAATTCAATCGGCGGAATAGCCGGTATTATCGGAGCGGCTTTTGGACAGGATTGGAGTTTTTCAATGCCTGAAAATCCGCCTCTCATTCCGAGATTTGAAGAACCCACGGAATCACCGGCACGAAAATTTGCAAAAGGCGGTATTGTTAAAGCTCCGACACTTGCGGTTGTCGGCGATAACGCAGGTGCTAACAGCGGTAACCCTGAGGTTATTTCTCCTCTTAACAAGTTACAGGGTATGCTTGACAATTCGGGCGGTCAGGATACAGTGATTCTCACACAAATTCTTGACCTGCTTAAACGCATTTATGAAATGTTCATTATCTTTCGCAATAACGGTGGCAACACTTATTCGTTTACTGCCGAGCTTGAGGGTTCAACGCTTTTTGAAGAAATGATAAGACAGGATGAGCTTTACAGACGCAGACACAACGGTAAATCCGCATTTGCATAAAGGGGGGGGATGATATGTCAAATTATAACGGCTATTTGCTTAAATTCGGCAACAACATAATGCCGAATAAGTACATTACCGCATTTTCATCAACTCCGAATCAGCGACTTGAAACTTCTGCGGAACGAGATCAGAACGGTACGCTTCAAAGGGCAACGCTGCCAAATTACAAAACAAAAATTTCGTTTTCAACTCACATTCTTCATCTTGACGAAAAGATTGATTTTCAGTCGATTATCAACCGCTCAATGGCGAATAAGTTACAGAGGAAGTGCAGGGTAACTTATTGGAACGATGAAACGAACAGCTATTACACCTCTTATTTTTATATTCCCGATATTGAATATACCGTAATGGATGCCGAAAAGAATGATATAACCTATCAGCCGATTACTGTTGAGCTGATTGAGTATTAAGGGGTGATTCTTAAAAATGCTTGTATCTAAAGAAATTGCTGATAAGCTGAAAACAAACACACTTTACAACACCGTTGCCCTGCATTCTCCTGACGGCAGTTTTGAGGATATAACAGGTGAAAGTATCGTGCTTGACAGCTTTTCGCTTGAAAATGAAATTGTTGAAAAAGAATTGAAATTCGGCGGTTGCATAGCCTCTGAAATGAGCGTGAAACTCATTGATTATGATTGCTCGGCTTTGATAGGAAAGACGGTACAGGTCATCATAACGGCAACATATCTTGAACCGGAGCTGTATCCGTCAGATGATTTGTACCCGTCAAATACTCTTATTTGTCCTGCCGAAACAGGAACGGTTGAATGTCCTGTTTTCTACGGTAAAATTCAGTCGGCTCAAAGAGATAAAAAACAGCGTAACATCGTCAAAATCACAGCCTATGACGCTTTTTATGATATGTCAAAGGCGGATGTGTCTTTGTGGTTTGCAGGCAAAGAGAACGAGGACGGCAGTTTTGCTTATGGTTATGCGCACTATCAAAAAGACGATAATTTTAAGAACTTTTATTCAATAATCGCAGAATTTGCCAAAGATTATGCAATTACAGGGGTTTTACCGCCGAGCTTATCTGTCTTTAGTGTACCGCTGAAATTTGATGATACCTGCGTGGAAAAGGTTATAAAGGACATTACCTTGTCAGATTTAATCCAAGCTTATGCAGAATTAACTTTGAGCTTTGCCGTTATAGATGCCGACGGAAAAATGCGTTTTAAAAGGTTGTATTCTCAATCTTCCGTTGAAACAATCGATTCGTACAAAGATTTATCCTTTGAAGATTACGAACTTGAGCCTATCCGTATGTACAGTGCTAAATTTGCTGATAAAAAAGCGTTTTTGTATGGCAACAGTAACGATTTTTCGTGGTATGTTTCCGATAACATTTTGATGAGGTGCAGAACAACAGCAAGTGATATCGGCACAAAATATAATTCTGTTAATTTTTTTGGTGATGTATATAAATATCGCCCGACAAAAATTAAGCTGTTTTCGTATTGGTGGCTTGAGGCAGGCGATAAGTACACAATTAAAACTCCGTTTGAAGATTTGCCGACAATCGAAACATTTGTGTTCAATAAGAAAATGAACGGATTTATAACTGCCCTCACATCAAAGGGCGAAAAACGATTAGGAAAGGAAGTAAAAGAAAATGAACAAATACAATAAAATTGTCTTTGTGAACGGCTCTGCTCCGCCCCTCAATGCCGATAACCTCAACCATATGGATGAGGGAATTGAAAGGGCAACAGACGGAGCAATTGCACTTGAAACCGAAATAGCCACGGCAAGAGGCGGTTCTAATTCACTTGGAGCAAGGCTTGATAAAACAGACAAGAGTATTGCCCGAAAGCTCGATTCAATGCCGTTCGACAGCGAACCAAAAAATAACAGCCCGTGTTATCTCACAAGCGGTACGGTTTACAGCGCTCTGCTTTTGAAAGCAGATAAAACCGCCTTGGCGACTAAATACGATTCGTCAAATATCGAACTCGGTACAGCTACTCTTACTCCGTACTCTACTCTGATTGATAAAATAAAATCTGCAACTT